ACGGGCAACAGCACGGTTACAGGAACTTTTGGTTCAACGGGCGCGCTGACTGTGTCGTCGGGCGGTGCGGGCATCACGGGCAACAGCACCGTAACCGGCACGTTTGGCGTGACCGGGACGCTGACCGCTCAGACTGGCCTGACCGTGTCGGCAGGAGGCGCAGGCATTGCTGGAGGTCTGACTGTGTCGTCGGGCGGTCTGACCGTGTCGGCCAGCGGAGCGGCTATTACGGGTAACAGCACAGTAACCGGCACATTGGGCGTCACAAGCACGCTGACAGCCCAGAACGGTCTGACCGTGTCGGCTGGCGGCGCGGGCATCACAGGCAATAGTTCTGTCACCGGCACGCTTACATCTTCGGGCGCGCTCACCGTCTCGTCAGGCGGCGCAGGTATCACAGGCAACAGTTCTGTTACCGGCACGTTAGGCGTAAGCAATACGCTTACAGTATCTTCAGGGGGCGCTAATATCACTGGCACCGTTACCGCAACATCATTTTCCGGCCCGTGGGTTAACATCCCCGCAGGCACGGTCATGCTATTCGTGCAGACGAGCGCACCGACCGGCTGGACCAAGTCGACAGCGCATAACGACAAGGCGCTGCGCGTCGTCTCGGGCGCGGCATCCTCCGGCGGCTCTGTGGCGTTCACGACGGCGTTCGCATCGCAAGCAGTCACCGGCACGAACGCCAGCTACACGCTGCAAACTGCGGACATTCCATCGCATAACCATACCGCCACCAGTACCGTGACTGATTCGGGCCACACACATAGCTATACCGCCCCCGCTATAGGCGGCGCAGCGGTATCTGCGGGCGGCGTTCCTATTGCAACTGCTGGCACGCAGGGAGGAACTACCGGCAGTTCTACCACAGGCATTACCGTAGCCACGACTATAGGCAACACTGGCGGCGGCGGGGGTCACACCCACACCTTTACCGGCACGGCTATCAATCTGGCCGTGCAGTATGTAGATGTGATCATAGCGACGAAAGACTAGCATGGAACTGAAAAACGGAACTTTTTGCCCGCTGATTAAAAAAGACTGTGTGCAATTAAAGTGCGCATGGTTTACCCTGTTGCGCGGCACCAACCCGAACACGGGCAAGGAAGTCGACGAATGGATGTGCGCCATCACCGCCTTGCCTATGCTCCAGATTGAGGTCGCCAAGGAAGTGCGCCAAGGCGCGGCGGCGACCGAGTCTTTCCGTAATGAAGTAGTTGCTATATCATCCGCGCCTGTAGCGCCTCTAATCGGCAGGAACTGAGACAATGGACCCGTTTACAATGGCCCTTTTGGGTAGCGGCGCTGCCAGCCTCGGTTCGGCGTTCTTCGGTTCGCGTGCGTCCGGGCAGGCGTCGCAGGCGCAGGCGCAGGCCGCCATGCTCAGTGCAGCGTTACAGGCGCAGGCGCAGGAGCGCGCCCGGCAGGACGTGTTGGCCGGGCGGTCTCAGGCCGAGCGTGCGCTGTTACAGGCGCAGCCGCAGACCTTGCAAGCGCTTCAGGAGTCCGCCGCGCGAGCCGAAGCGGTTCGGCGGGCAGGGGTAAGCGAGGCGGCTACTGAGCTAGACCGCGCGCGTTACGAGGCTATCCAGCCTTTGGCGCAGGCGCAGGCCGCGCAAGAGCGCGCGCTGCTAGGTGCTGGCCGTGGGCAGCTAGAGGCGCTGTACGGCGGCGCTGGTGCGGGCATAGGTGCGTTGACCGGTGCGGAAGCGCGTCAACGTGCAGCCTATCTTGGCAGCGCAGGCGCGGGTGCGGGGGCAATCCAGCAGGGTATGCGTCAGGGCGCAGGCGCGCTGACCGGCGCTGAGCGCCGTGCAATGGGCGAACTTACGGCTGGAGAGATGGGCGGCCTTGGCGCTTTGGCTGGCGCATATGGCGCGCAGGGCGGCTTCCAGCAACCGTATCTCGGCGCAGGCGAAGGCGCGGTCAATCGTCTCGCTGAATTATACGGCATCGGCGGTGCGCCGGGGGCGGAAGGCTATGGCTCTGCTATGCGTCAGCCGACGTTTGAAGAGCTACAGATGGACCCCGGCTATGCGTTTCGGCTGCGGGAAGGCGAGCGGGCGCTACAGGCACAGCAAGCCGCTGGCGGTCGGCAGGTGTCAGGCGCGGCGTTGAAAGCTGCGACGCGCTATGGGCAGGAAGCGGGCAGTCAGGAATACCAGAACGCCTATGCCCGGTTCATGCAGAACCGTCAGGCGGCGCTGGCCGGATTGACCGGCCTGTCCGGGGCCGGGCAAGGCGCGGCAAATGTCATGTCTCAGGCTGCGGGCAATTTGGGCACGGGAGCCGCCGGCCTGATGCAGGGTGCGTCGGCCGGGCGCGCCGGGCTCGCGCAGACGACTGGCGCAAATCTGGCGAATATTTACGGAACCGGTGCGGGCAATCTTGCCAACATTTATGGTCAGGCTGGTCGGGACATTGGCGCAGCGGCCGGCCAGACAGGCGTAAACCTTGCCAATATTTATGGTCAGGCCGGGCAGGGCGCAGCAAATGTGCTAGGCACGACCGGCACAAACCTCGCTAATATTTACGGCACAACGGGCCAGAACATCAGCAATATCCAGTCGGCGACGGGGCAGAACCTTGCTAGCCTGCGCGGCGCGCTTGGCACAGGACTGTCAGCCGACATCCTCGGGACCGGCCGCAACGTTGCGGATGTCTACTCTGGCCTTGGCACGAACATGGCGAACCTCGCGACCGGCACCGGTTCGCAGATGGCCGGGCTGTCGCAGGCCGGCGGGCAGGCGCTCGCGACCGGGCTGGAGAACGCCGCGCAGGCCAGAGCGTCCGGCTACATGGGTGGCGCGTCGGCGCTGTCGCAGGCGCTGGGCGGGCTCGGGCAAAACGCGATGCTATACGGCATGATGGACCGCTTCGCGCCGCAGGGCGGTCCTAGCTACGCGGGGATGGCGCAGCTTCCGGGCGTAATGCAATCTGGTGGCGTGCTTAACTCTATTTTTGGACGATAACTATGCCCGTTCGCTACGACATCGCCGCACAGGTTCCGCAGGCTTCCGCTGGCCCGGACATCATGAACATGATGGCCCAGTATCAGGCTATGGGCTACCGCCAGCAGCAGAACGCGCTGGCGCAGATGCAGATGCAGGAATATCAGCGAAAGATGCAAGCGCAGCAGGCGCTTCAAAATCTTCTCGCGCGGCCCGGTTTCGACATCGCCGCTCCCGGTGCGTATCAGGAAATTGCGCGCGCAGGAGATATTGATGCCGCGCGGCAGATATTCGAAACGGGCGCGCGCGTTCGCATGCAACAGCCATACTATAGCGCCATGACGCAAGAGCATCTGGCGGGGATAGGGAAACAGCGTTCTGAGGCCAAAGAGTCATCTTTAAAAGCTGACAGCGCGCTCTTGGCTAACGTCGGAGAGTTGGCCGCGCGTGTTGGACCGGGCGGCGAAGGGTATAACGAACTTCAAGATTTTGTTCTTACCCACGCAGAAATCCCTTCTAGCGTAAAAGCATTGGTCAAAGGCGGCTATGACCCTCAGAAAGTCAGCGGACTTTACGCGACTGCGCAGAGCGCGCAGGCGGCGCTTGCCAAGAAAATGGAGCGTGAGCAAGCACAAGTTCTTACGCCTCCCACCGCAGATATGCCCGGTATGCTCACAACTCGGCAAGGCGTTATGAAGCTGCCTGAATTACCATACGGGCGACAGACGGCAGAGAGCCCTGAACCGACAGCGCCGGTAGTTCGCGGCCCGAACGCGCCTATTGGGCGCGCGCCCGCTGGTGGGGATTTCCAGTTGCCGCCGCAGGTTATGGCAGCGCAAAAGGAAATGGCTATTGAGGATGAGATTCGTCGAACGGCTCCGCTTGGCCGCGAGCGCGAAGCAATCGGAAAATACAGGTTCTCCAAAACGCTGACCGGCATCGGGTCTGATTACATCGAGCTGGCCAAAAACTACGGTATTACGGTGCCCGGTGAGAATGTCGGGGAAAGATTGACATCTCTTGGCAACAAAACGTTTCTCGGAGAGTTCTTTGGTAAACTGAACGCCTCTGAGCGTCAGGCTATTGTGGATAATCTGAAGTCGCGCATTACGACCGCGATACCGCAGTTTGCTGCGGCGGCGGGGCTGCAAGGCAAGAACTTTGACTCTAACGAAGAGAGCAAGCGCCTTCTCGGCGCGTTGTCGGACCCTGACAACATCGCAAACGTCAGCAGCGCCTTCCGCAATCTTAACAGTCTGAACGAACAGTTTGGTTCTGGAGAAGCGTTGTATAGCGCGCCGAAAGAAGAGGCCAAGATAATCTCAGCACGGCGGGGTCAAGCCGGCGGCGAAGAGATGGTTACAATCGACATCCCCGGCAAGGGGCCGCACAAGTTCCCGGCCAGCGTCGCGGATAAGGTCCGCGCCGCCATAGCCGCGCGCGGAGGCCGCT